ATCAACGTTCAGGTTAGCGTTGAGTGCGGGGGTGTAGTCAAGTACACCAGCCATGGTGAGTGCGGAAGCAACGTCTGCGGAACACAGAATCATGTTGCCCTTTCCTCTACGAGTTCTTTGTGCGATTGCGTTCGCATCACGCTCGATTTGGAACAGAAGACCCTTGAACTTCTCAACACTCCAACGTCCGTTAGAGTCGATGTCGAGGTCGAATACACCAGCGGTAGCGGTGTTAGAAACGGCACCTTGCTCAGCAACCTTGTAGACGGTTCTGATGACTTCACGGTTGATCTCAGCCAGAATCTCAGAAGAGAGAATGTTGGCGAGTTCCGCTTCAGCATTCAGACCGTGGATTGCCTTGAGGTCTTGTGCCAGTTCCAGAGAGTATTCTGCTTTCAGTGCTCTGGACTTAGCGGTGACGGTGACCTTCTCGATCGAGAATGCCATTTCGTTGAAGTTGTCACCAGAGGTGCCCAGATCTTCAGCGTCGTCAGTACGCATGCCCTGACCAACGTCGTAACCGGTTGAAGATGCGGTTGCAACAGGGTTCAGTGCAGCAGGGTTGCTACCAGACTGTGAGGTAGTACCCAGACCAGCGGCAACGTCCGTCATGCCGTTGGTGAGGTCGAATCCTTCGTTCTGACCTGCGAATGCGGTGTCTGCTTCGTTGAACAGTGCTTCAGTACCACTCTGAGAGGAGTACTTGGAGCGCATTGCAAAGATCAGTCCGGTAGGACCAGACATTGGTTGAACGCCAGCGAGGTCATAAGCGACCAGGTTAGGCATAGAGCGTCTGATCAGGGAGATCAGAACAGGGTCAAAACCGGCGACGGTCTGACCACCGGAGGAAGTGTAACCTCCATTACCAACAGCGTTGGTGGGTTGCTCAGTCAGCATACCGCCGTCGTTGAATGCGGCTTGCTCTTGAGCGAATTTTTCTTGGTTTTCCAGCAGGACGGCGGTTACAGCTCTACGATGGGGATCTGTGATCTTGTCGCATCCCTCATGATTGAGGAGAGGTGCCCACTTTTCCTGCAACTGTTCGGATTGGAACATTTGCTTTTCCTTTAAAGTTTAGGGGTTTGAGTTTAATATATTCAGTTTGCTAAGGTCGAACCCAGCATTTTCAGGTATGCAGCCATCTGACCTGAGTGTTGCTCACCAGGTGCTGCGTTGTCTACACCCTCAGAAAGGGTTTCGGTTTTAGCTGCTGCGCTCTCTTTCTTGGAGTTGAAATACGACTCCTTCAGAGTGTTCAGCTTCTCACGATATGCTTCTTCACTTTCAAACTCTACACTTTCTGCAAGTGAGGCGAGTTTCTCTTTTTGGGTCTGTGCAAGACCCTCAGATACTTCATCCAGAACGCCATCAGCAACCGACTCAGAAAGGCGGGAGTTGAGTGCGATATTTTTCTCGATTTGCTCGTTGAGTTTTGTCTCCATGTCATCAAGTTTGTCTACCATGCTCTCAAGAACATCATACTTTTCTTCAGGGATTTGTACATAATGTTCTTCAAACAGTGTCTTCATGCCCGAGAGGAAACTCTCAGTCATTTCAGTCTTGAGTGCATGCTCAATAACAAGTGCGTTCTCAGTGAACCACTCGTCCGAAACATACTCCAGATAAGAGTCAACTCGCTCTGCGAGTTCGGCTCTTGCTTCGGCAACTCCTTCTTCCAGTTTCTCAGCGTACTGAGCTTCAAGAACTTCGGTTGCTTCAGCGATCTTGGACTTAAGTGCGGCCTCGAAAATTGTTCTAGCCTTCTCTTTGAATTCCTCAGAGAGATCTTCACCGCCAAGAAGTGCATTGACATCTTCTTCGATGTCAATTTCGGTCAGTTGAGGTGCCTCGGCATAAGTTGCCTCGTCCTCTTCTTCTACTACTTCTTCTTCAGAAACTTCTTCTTCTTCAGATACTACTTCATCTACGATTTCTTCGCCTTCTTCAATAGTATCTTCATCATCCAGGTCCTCTTCCTCCTTCATACCCTTCATGGGTTCGGCAGGTTTTGCACCTTTGTTGACTACATCCTTAACACCCTTAAGGGTAGAACCAGGAGTTTTCAGCTTTGCTGAATCATCGTCTGGTTTGTAATTCTCAGGAGAAGGACCCCCGAGATCTTCGTAAGAACCGGCGATGGACGTATCCATCCCCTCTGCTGGCTTCGCTCCGGCATTGACAGCAGTCTTGGATTGCTTTGTGCCTACTTCCATTTCTTGTAAATCTCCACGAGACATGTGAACGCTCCGATTATCCTGGATAAAATCTATATTTATTTATAAATTATAATATTTAATGTATCAGATTAGATACTATTAAGGAAATCATTGAACAGATTCAATTTCTGCTCATCTAATTTTCTTTGAACTGTGAGTTTATCGATGGAGTTTCTAATCTCCTCTGCCTTTTTCTCACGGAGAAGACTTCCTTCCCAAACCCACTCTTTACCTTCCATAATACCCTCAACAAATGCATCAGGAGCAGAAGGATCGGCAACAATATCAGCAGCAGTTGCCAACATAAAATCATCACCGACGACATTAACACCCTCACGAGTAGCCTTTAATGAACCGATACCGCGAGAAGAAACGCCGAGTTTAACGCCCTCATCAATAAGAGAAGATGCAATATTACCCATAGGGGTATTGAGAATCTTTGCCTTACCAATAAAGTTAGAACCGTGCTCTCTTAAAGAGACGATTTTATGTGAAACTCTATCGAGATTAACGGTTGGACCATCAGGATGACCGAGTTCACCAAGTGCTCTACCAGATACAATGTTGCTTTCATTATAACGAGCAACTTCCTTACGAAGGGTCTCCATGGGATACATACGACCATTACGGTTTTTGATGTTACCCTGAAGGAAAACTCCCTCAATGTACATGGATTTCTTGCCAGATTTTGTTTTCTCTACAAGAAATTTAACTGATTCGATCTCTTCTCTAATAAGTTTCATTGGTTTACGCGCTAACTCCTACTCGTGCAATTTGCATTGTACCGCTGCCAATATAATAAATGGTATCTTCGGGATGCTTTTCAATGGTTTCAATTGTTCCGTTAGGAATAGTGATAGATCCAATGCCAGAATAATTAGCATCCTGTACATATAAAGCAGAATTTGCGCCAGAGTTGTTGTAAACTCTAACGAATTTTGCATTTCCTACAGTTGTTGAATTGCCAATCCCCGGACTAAGCTTTGCTTCACCGGCAGAAACGATTATTCTAGACATTGTTTATAAGAATTTAACTTTATTTATAATCACTCTTCGTCAGGAGTGATTTCCTCCTCTTCATCCTCTACAGATTCTTCATCGCTAAACAATGAATCTGCTACCGAGGGACGGTATGCATCAATTTTTTCTGCAGATTTTGCAAAAAGAAGTTCTTTGATCTTGTCACTAACTTGAGAGGGTGACTCATCAGTGGTGATCATATCTAAAAGGTCATCCATTTAAGTGTATTATATACGACTAATGAGTATTTATATCTCGCCACCTTTGGGCATCTCTGGTGCCTCAGTTGGTGAACCATCAATCTCGGGTTCCATTTGAGGTTTTCCTAGATCATTACTAGCAGTAGATTCCGGTGCGAATGGTAATCCGGTTGCTGGATCAATGGTTGCAGGATCAGGAATTGTACCGTCTTTAATTTCTTTTTTGATTAATTTATCCTGCTCAATAATTTCCATGTCCGTTTGACGGAGAATATTGCGACGGACATAATCTTGAGAGTAATATTTTCCAATGTATGGTTCAGCAGTTTGAACAAGAGTCAGTCTCTCGTTCATCAGTTCTGCTTCTTTCAGTTCAGAAAAATGATTATCATATAAGAAATCATACTGAATATGTTCACTCATTATCTCCCAATCTTCAGGAGTAATTACATTCTTCAGGAGTAATTGGGTCTTCAGCATGTCATTAAACATGTTGGAGAATCTCTTTCTCAAACGACCCACAAACTTAGTGAACTTGAGTTCGTCTCTCAGGATCTCAGAAGATCTCCCCAA